ATTGCTCCAGCATGGTTGCCAGCCTCTCGTGCGGGTACAACATCTGATTTAGCTACATTATATGAATGTTGGTATGCGTCTTATTCAACTGATGCATCAGGTCATTTCGTTCAATATAATGATAATGCAACTATTGGTACTGCCGTTGCATCTCTAAAGCCATTATATGATACTCTATGGTCATCTGATATGACATGGACTTGGATTCGCTACCAAGGATTAACTGTTAATCCTATTTTTGGCACTGCTATGACTACCAACACACAATTGTTGATCAAAAAGTATTATTGTGGCTTTGAAATTCAACCTTCACCAATGAGTGCATGGGCTGGAATGAACCGTCTTAGCTCTAAACCTGATTTAGGTGCTATGCAGGGTCTTATGGATGCTTATTTTAATTTGAAAGACGCTTTCCCGGCTCATTATAATAGTTGGGGTGTTATTGGTCAATTAGCAATGAGTGCATTGAAAGATATTGGATCGCAGTTGTTGAGTGGTTTTTTAGGAAATGGTAAACAAACCGAAAAAGCTGCTGAAGAAGTCGAGGGGAAGCCAACTAAAGCTATTAAAGCTAGAAAATCAAAGGCTTCTAGAAGAGAACAAATTATTAGGGCAGCTCCTCGCAGAACAAGAGTTTTGTCAACAAAGAAACAACCTGCAACAAAAGGCGAATACAAATCATTATCTGATCGATTCACATCCTTGGAAAAACAACTTAAATCAATGTCAATCAAACCTAATAATAGATCTGGAGGAAGATCTAATAATAATAAGTCTAAACCACGAAAATGATCGACATCAATAAGATCAATCGTTCGATTCGTATTATTAATGATAGATTTGGTATCATTACTAATATCAATCCTAGCAATATTATTTTATATACAAATTTTATTTATGATTTTGAATTATATAGATTAACACAACATTTAGCTATTCCTTTATATATAGAATCTTTTAAAGTGATTGATAATAGATATTTGGTTGTGAACTGCAACATGATGTTTAGATTTGATTCAATTAATGAAGCTGCTTCATATGATTCTATCACGTCTTCTATCGTGTTGTATATTAAGCAGCCTTTTTCTTATATCAATTATATTAAGAGTTTCTTTTAGTATTTATTTTTAACTTTAAAACTACCCGAGGTTATAGTCGTATCAACTATAATAAATATGGTATAAAACTAAAAATTTGACTTATTAATAAATAAATACATAGTCTTGTAATGACTTTAACTAC